AGCAGTGGTACCATAGGTTGCTGTATTAGTACCCCTACCAACAGCCGAAGCACCGATGACTATTTCGTTCGATGTTTTCAAGCCACTCGTTCCGTTAGTCCCTACGCATAGGGTTCCAAGATAGGTTGAGTTATTTACATACTGAACAGACGATGCTGCACCCGATCCCAGGAACACATTGTTAACACCATCTATTGACGATACACCAGCGTTAGTACCGATACCTGTATTACTGCCACCCGTACAGGCTCGCAAAGCGTTTGTTCCGAAAGCAGCGTTGAATGTTACCGTTGTAATATTCTGCAAAGCTTGAACACCGAAAGCAGTATTATCGGTCCCACTCGTTAGGTTTTGGAGAGTAGATTGCCCGATTCCAGCGCATCGCTGAGCCGTCGTAGCTTTATTTCCAGATAAGGCACCAATGAACACGCACTGGCTAAATGTAGCTCCAGCAGCAACACCAGCGGAGCGGCCAATCAAGATTCCGTCCTGTGGCGTTCCCGTACTAAATGTCGAAGGACCAATGCGTACAGTATTACTTACCGTTCCGGTATCTATCGTCTGACCGAATATCAATCCAGTGTTTCTGACCTGAAATTCAACCGTACCAGCATTATCCCTAACAGTAAAAGTCGGAGTCGTAGCTACGTTATCACTACCGCTTACGACTAGCTGTGCCGCTGCGTTATCCCATGTGAAGTTAGCCGAGGCTCCAAACGCTCCGCTATTGTTAAATTGTACCTGTGTATTGCTTCCAGCTACGCTAGCGCCACCCGCTACTGTTTGCCACGTTCCATCAGCTCTAAGATACTTACCCTGATCGCCAGCTAACGACACAGGAACGCCACCAGTAGTACCGCCAGCGCCAGCACTGGCTGGAGTAAATACCGGAATATCTGTAACAGCAAGTGTAGTACCAGCCGTCACAAGACCTTTCGCATCGTAGGTTATTTTGGTTGCTGTTCCAGCCGATATAGCTGCATTTGAATCTACCTTTGCATCGAGTGCAGTTTGCGTTGCTGATGATATCGGCTTATTAGCATCTGAAGTGTTATCGACGTTTGCGAGCCCAAGGTCTGACTTAGTCAGAGTCACATCACCAGTTTGGCCGTTGACCGAGTTTACCCCGCCTGCTGCTATAGATTGCCATGTTCCATCGGCTCGTAAAAACTTCAACTGATCACCAGCGGACGATAATGGAACACCGCCACGAGTTCCACCAGATCCAGCCGTAGCTCCCGTGAATGATGGAATGTCTGGGCCTGTAAGTGGAGAAGCGCCAGTGATTAGACCTTTCAGATCGTAAGTCACCTTGGTCGATGTCCCAGGCGTTATGTTCGCATTCTTGTCAAGCTTGGCATTTAAAGCTGTTTGAGTTGCATTTGATACCGGCTTATTTGCATCCGAAGTGTTATCGACATTTGCAAGACCAACGTCCGTTTTCGTTAGGACAACAACACCAGTCTGGCCATTAACCGAAGTTACAGGCGCAGCAGGTGTCGATGCCCAGGTTCCATCAGAGCGCAAAAATAAAGTTGTCTGACCGGATGATGGTGGCGGCACAGCGCCACGAGTTCCAGCAGCAACCCCAGTCGCTCCAATGAATAGAGGCAAATCCGCAGCCGCAAGAGCCGAGCCAGCCGTTACCAAACCTTTGGCATCAAATGTTATCTTAGGAAACGTCCCACCAGTAATCGCTGCATTGCCTGTAAGTTTAGCATCCAAAGCCGTCTGCGTTGCAGTCGATATGGGCTTGTTGGCATCCGATGTATTGTTTACGTTATTCAGCCCAATATCATTTTTCGTTAAAACCACGACACCAGTGTAACCGTTGACCGAATCAACAGCACCACCACCGCCACCACCACCTGTTACAGCCCAAACACCATCAGCACGCAGGAACTTTCCTTGATCACCCATAGCCGGAGCTGGAACAGCACCAGGACCACCATCAACCGTAGCACTCGCTGGCGCAAATATCGGCAAGTCAGATGGAGCTAGGTTAGCACCGAAAACAACCAGCCCTTTACTATCGTATGTTATTTTAGTGTGCGTTTGACCAATGATTGGAGCGTTAGACGATACCTTTCCCGCAAGCGCAGTATCGACCTCAGCCGTCGTGTATGCTCCAACTTGTGTTGCTGTGTAGTCGCCAACCTGAGCAACAATATCTCCAACACGACCAAAGACAGAAGTAACCGAACCGCCTGGAACAGTTCCACCGCCAGTCGTCTCCTTCCAGTCAGCAACAGATAATGTCCCGACCGAAATATAGGATTTTTTATTTACTGTGTCGATGTAGTGACATCCTAGCTCAATCGGAGGAACAGCAGGTGGCACAATGTCTTTGATTAAATGTATCGTCATGGCTATCTCCAAATATATTTTAAGGAACTATTGCGCCAAGCTGTGTGTAATGTCCTTCATAGGCCCCGTATCCGTTCATCTGTGGAATAACTCTGGCAGCTAGGTTGATATCAATTTGCCATATTTTAAATTCTGAAGTTGTAAATTCAGTACCAGAGATGAAAATATTTCGACCATCAGTTGCCAAATATCGCCCATATTGTAAGTTACAAAGAGTTCCAGCATTGATCCATGAAGTCCAGGTAGGTCCACCATCAAATGAACGGTAAATGATATTGTCGCTGCCTAGATAGATAGGATCGCCATTGAAAATGATTAACGCTCCAGACTGAGTAGACATCACATTCGTCATCGTAATAGTAGTGACCGCACCGGCTGGAGGTGTGTAATAGTTCACCCTATAACTAATTGGACCGCCAACCGTCGCCACGAAGTAGACACGATCCCATTTGTATGAATAGACTAAATCGCTAGGGTTATAATTGATAGAACTAGGGTTTCCATTCGTCACAGTAACAGCTCTCATATCGCCCCCGGTGCCGGGGGTATAAATCATCACCCTATTATTGCATCCAACATAAGCAAAATAACTTGCAGGACCACCGAAATAACAAGGGTCTGATCTATAGTCCTGACCTGTGTTTGGCGTTCCTGATCCAAGCTGCAATGGTGGTATCGTCTGATATGCTAAGCCTGTATCCTCTTGAATTATATAGAGCGAACCATTCGTATCTTTTATAAACACCCCATAAGGTGTTTGATAACAAGACCAAAGCTGATTGGATGTATTGGCTATAGCAGATGCAAATTGATATAAACCATTATCACCCTGTTTAACCCAACGCGATATCTGTCCAGTAGCGGCCGTGTAGGAGCTTGAATAGAATTTCAAACCGTGCGTGGTAAACCAATAAGCATAATTATTAGTCGCTCCGGCTGGACGGGCAAAGTCTTCTATGAGTGAAAGATAGGTAGCCTGATCACGAAATACCACCTTTCCAAAGTGTTTATCACCATTCACATCGAAGTACATGAAATAGGCGGCTTTGTTAGTCGTCCAACTCGATAGAAAACCTGCCGTCGTCATATCTATCCCCTTAGCTATAGGTACGGATTGCTGTTGCGTAAACATCGGTTGCAGCAGGTCCATACGCAACTAGAGTAACAGTTGAGGCCGTTGTCGTAGCAGCCGTTAGCGGCAAACCATCGGCCCATTTGATGCCAGCAGGCCATGTTATGCTCTGCGTTCCGCTTGCTGCTTTTAAAGCGATAGTAAGGATACGACCTCCGCTAAGACCAGTAAACGTGAACGTGATACTTCCGCTAATCGCTAAACAGCTAACGGTGTTCCAGGCTGTAAAGTCGAGCTGCTGTGTTCCCGATGTTGCCGAGGTAAGCATACCTGCAACCTGCAAAGCCTGCCATGTTGCATCACCTCGCAGGAATTTTCCCTGATCGCCAGCAGCCGGAGCCGCAACCCCACCGAGACTGCCAGCAGCGCCAGACGTTGCTCCTGTGAATGCTCCGACGCGAGCACCTGCCAAAGTCCCAGTCGTAATCTTGGCGGCATCAAGCGAAGGAATCTGGCTTGCAAGGAAGGTTCCCGTGGTTATTTTGGCGGCATCGAGCGATGGTATCTGAGCAGCCGTAAAAGTTCCGGTCGTGATTTTAGCTGCATCAAGCGATGGAATTTGTGTGGCTGTCAGAGCCGACCAAGTCGCATTCGTTCCATTCGAGACGAGTACCTGACCGTTTGTCCCGCCAATTATTTTGTCCGGTGTAAAACTGGGATTAGCCCAAGCATAAGCACCAGCAAATGAACCGCTCGATTGCAGGATGAGGCCAGCGCCACCTGGGGTTGGAACCTCGTAAGAGAATTGGAACGCATAGGCACCAGCAGATGTGCCAGTCGATTTTAGAACCATTCCAGCGCTACCAGCAGTCGGAACTGAATAGTTCTCAGCCCATGATGCCGTAGTTCCATTGGTCGTCAGAAACTTTCCACCCTGCAAGGTTTGGGGTGGGACTTCACTGATTTGCGCCCATGTTCCCCCGCCAGTAAGGAATCTACCTTGTCCACCAATCGGAGCAGGTGGAACCGCGCCAGCAATACCGACAGCAACAGCACTAGCGCCTTGATAGATCGGAAGCCGCATTGTATCAACTGTGCCACTTGTGATTACTGAAGCGGAAAAGCTAGGTGATACCCAAGCGAATGAGCCAGCACTAGAGCCATTGGCCTGCAAAATAAGGCCAGAGCCACCTGGGGTCGGAACCTCATAGCTCGTTGCCCATTCAACAGCCGTCGCTCCAGAGTTCAGTTTTAACGATTTGCTGCCATTACCGGCGAAAGCTGGAAAAGCTGTTTGCCAGAGATAACCACCGCTATTGTATGAGAATCGGAGCGGGTTGCCATCGGTCGTGGCTCCAGGGTCTTGCCAGGGATATCCCCATTGGAGCACTGCCCTTGTCGGATCATCAGTTGCAGCGGTTACCTTGATGGTTTTATTTCCGGTCACATCGCCTGCAACACTCGTCGGAAACGGTGAGTTCCATTCGTATGTGCTTCCGTTGAGCGATAAAAATTGACCATCCTTGCCCGTTGCTGGAGGCGCGATTTCAGTTGTTTTTTCGTCTAGGTATTTAACCCATTGCCAAACCGCATAACGCCAGCCGTTTTCATATTGCAAAATAGGCTTTTCAGGCGTTCCGCTAATTGTATTATTCGAGGTTGTCCAACCCCAGTCCTGCTGCTTTATGCTTGTGTTTATTTTTAATGCTGAGGCACCATCAGCCCACTTGACACTTATCGTTGGTTTAGTTGCCATTCTTTTATATCTCCAATGTGAAATAGCCGCCAACACCTGCGCGGACTGTTGTACCATCAGCTTCTAAAATTCCATAACCAGCCGATAAGGGCCTTTGATCCTCTGCAAACGAAAATACATAATCATAAAGCTGATATTTAACATCATCAACCTGAGCCATGCCTGCAACGAAACAAGGCCAGTCGATTTCCGACTCATAATGACTGTTAGGTGTATCTATAACACCAGTGAACGTATTCCCAGGGATCGTGATATATAGAGCCGCAGGGTATGTCTGTGTGATTTTATATTGCCCACCAATGTCGGGCACCACTTGATCGTTATTGAAAACTCTAATTACATCGCCAACTTTTAATCCGTGAAGTTGTTGAGTGATCAGAGCTACTTTCGTGGTTCCATCGAATATAACCCTTAGAATAGACGTTCTAGGTGGATACTTTTGAACACCACCGAGAACAGTCAAATCAATTTGCCCATTTCCCTTTTCATTGATCTGGACATCTGCCGCTCGATAGTAGTTTTTGAAAAAGTCCTGAACATCATAAACAGTTCCGAGACTATAGATTTCAGATATCTTCTTTAGTATTTCGTCCCGATATACCTCATCATCAGTGGAATTACGAGGCACACCGAAGCGGTTTCCCCAACTGTCTAGCGTAGTGCCACTAGAGCCCATCAACGATGTTTGACGATATAGGCTGTCCAACTGAGTTTCGACCTGATCGAAAGCTGTGTGAATGAATGAGTTAACAAATAGCTTGAATCGCTCCGAGGTCGCATATTGCCAAAGGAATTTTTTGGTCGTGTCATGAATATCTATTTTCAGCTCTTTAGCCATACCAACCTCAATTTGTTATGATGACAATGTAAGTTGGAACGATGCTGAGCCTGCTAAATCCAGGCGGTGTAACAACCTGCACTAGCGGACCACCTGTGGCCTCAATCCTCGCACCGATAACAATGGCTTTCACACCAGGAACTTTGTCTATTAAGCCGATCAGTTTATGGCAGTAGAGCGGTTCGCCAACTTGTAGAGCATTCACATAGGCTACAACATCAGCTTGTATCCTAGCCTCAGCTTCCGCTAATGGTGGGTAAAGCAAGGGATCTATAGTCAAGGTCATTTCAACACGGATAGGCGTATCTTTGAGCTTGCTAAACGACAAAGTCGCAGCCGTTCCATTGACATCAATTATATTTCCGGTCCGCTTATCAATTGGCAAAGCCGTGGAAACAACCTGGACTCCAGCAGGATGCAGGTCATATATTTTCTGCGCTACTTCGTTATCGGTCCCACCCTCAACGTAAACTTCCATCGAGTGTGGTGGTCTGCCTGCTGAGTCAGCTAAGCTCAAAGGGTTATCGACGATAGCAACATAAGTAACACCGAGGACGGATTTCACACCGTCCCTGATTCCTGTGATAGTTGCACCGCCTGGATTTTGTAATTCATCCGTTAGCCGTTGACGATACGCTGCATCGGTTTCTCGTTCTTTCGATGAGCGACCAGCTAGCAGGTTGGTCACTTCGCTAACACCAAAAACACTCGATACGATTTCCGAAACGCTATGAGTTGGGAAAGCAAAGTTCTCGAAAGTTGTTCCAAGGGCCTCAACATCAGTAGCGACCGAATAGTTTACAGTTAACACCGTAGGCGTTGGACCAGCGTACATGTTATTTTCGAGCAGCCTCATATACCAACGCTGCGTTGCTATCGCTGGATTAAATCTAATCCAAACCGCCCCGTTTAAAGAGAATTGACCATCGACCGTTATCTGGCTAGCCGTTAGCATGGGAAGTGATGCTTGCGCCTTTGCTCTGACATTTTCATTTGCTGTTTGATCAAAAATGATAAGACCAAGGGCAGTAGAGGCATCAGCATATTCATAGGTATTCGGAGTTGGAACGGCTGTTATGGTATGCGTTCCATCGAAGTAACCGCCAGTTGTATAGGTCTGGACTACTGCATCACCGATCTTATATGGGTGATCGCCAACAGTTTGAATTGTTGCTTTAGTACCATTCCTTACCCCTGAATATAGCCAGCGCCTCGGCTTGGATGCTGCAACAATCGCGTCAATTATCTCAGTCGGAGTATATTGGTTGTAGATTTCAAAAAAGTCAGCATCGTATCCGTCAAGCATCAGGAAAAATCTAGCTGCATCACTGGTTGGAATAAGATCAGTTCGCAGCAAAACAGTATTCTCGACAATCGTAAGAGCGCCTTGCGTGGCAAACTCATATCCCTTGCCATTCGATACCAGACTATTTTGCGGAATTACAGAGCCAAGCTGTCCACCAAAAACAACCCTGACAAGACCATACACGCCAGACGATCTAAGCGTATTCGTTATCGAGCCTATATTATCAAGGCTGACACCCGATGCCGATACTGGAAACTGTGAGGCATAAACGGCTTCAAGACCTTGCCATAGCGAAAATAGTTCAGTCGCAACAATATCTATGAACTGGCCTATACGCGACGATGGGTTCGTATCAATCGAAGCGCCAAGATTTGCTTTCAATGCGTTTGCAATGATTACTCTGATTTCCTCTACGGTCGCTGATACGAAGCCGCTCGTTGTTAGTCCAGCCATATTTTTACACTCCGATTGCTATTTCAATAGTATCATTTATAAGTGTTTCGTCGGCAAGGGTCGCCTCGAAAGTTACAGTTAAAACTCTCTTTGCTATCTCAAGCTCCAGCCTATCGACACGCTGGATGCCATCGGTGCCCAGGATCGCTGACCGGAAAATAGTATCCAGCTCTAAATCCGTCGGTCGCCTATCGGTTAAAACTCGCTGATAGTAAGGCATCCCCCATATCGGAGCCCTACGATCATCAAGGAACCACTCGCCTAGAAAGGTTTTCAAATAGGCTTGGAGCCGCGAACGCACTGTTTCCCCGTAGCTGATATCTGAAGTGAACAGCAGGTCGCCTTTCTTGAAAATGATATCGTTTGAACCATCGACAGCTATGTCAGCCATACCTATCCCTTTCTATTGTGGTGTCAATAAGAGCGATTGTAGGGCCTGCTGGTAAGCCTTGATATCGGAAATCCTTGGTGTCAGCGTAGGAGTTGTGCATGGTCCACCGGATACCCCAGGCGGTGAGACAATGCCACCAGCCGTAACGAGGGCATCCAGCATAGCAAGTGCTTCTAAAAGGATTGCCACGACATCGACATTCACAGGCTTAACTGTTCCAGCCTTAAGCGCCTCTGGATCGCCAACAAACACCTTTGGTCCTGTGAGCATTGTGCCATTCTGAGGGTAAAACCGCTTGGCTGTTCTCGGTCTGTCCTTGTATGGAAAAACGCAGGGAATGGCAAAGGCATCGGTGATATCAAACTTTCTGCTTGATAGCGGCGCTGCGCTCGTCTCGCCCTCTTTCCATTGGTCGATACATCTTTCCGAGCAAACGACAAGAACACCGTCTCCAGGCGATAGCGTGAACGTCAAACCACCACTCCTGCCAGCAGGATAAACAATAGGCACACCCTTAAGGATTGGCATATCCATTGTTTTGCCGTTTTTTAAAAGCTTCTTTACGCTTGGCAGAACATCGACCGTTGCTCGCCCTTTTTGAAAGGCAGTTATCTTGCCAGGAAAAGACGTGTGAACATTGGCAAGGTTATAGTCAATAGCTGCCTGCAATACATCAACTAGGTTTATATCCTCGTCCATTGCTATACCTTCCAAGCCTTTGCCTTTGTTTTCCAAACTCCCGAATGAGAATTGCCCTCATGCTCAAGGCTTTCGATTCGATAGAGCAGGTTAATCTGTTTATTTACTTTCGAGTTGATTCTAACCCTACCGCCTATATTCAAATTGGGATTTAGAATAGTCTCGAAATCCACTCCGATGCGTGATTTTCCATCATCATCCGTTGCTAGAATAGGCTTAGGCGCTCCGATCATTCCGCTATCCTCGCCTATTTCAGCAATCGGAACAGTTGTAGTTCCTGTGTTTTTGACAATATTCAATGAACCATTATCTATGAAATAGATATAGCCACAATCGCTTAGATAAACATCTAAAAGCTGAAACACATCGCCTATCGAGCTTATGCCTGACTTATAGATTTTAGGCGTTAAGATCATGTACTTTGTAACCTTGACACCCTTGACGTTATTTTTTATGTGATCAGTCAATTTTTGGACGATCTGGGTCGTGCTGCTGCCTGAGCCCATTTCAAGCTTTATGAGCGTATTACCTACTGTCTTGGAAACAAGATTCGCTAGAGTGGAAATAGTCGTCAGCCGATCACCGGATGGCTCTATTGTAAAGCTTGTCCTGGTAATAGAACCAAGTATCACAATATCATTCGTATCAGCATAGCCAGCCGATAGCTGCACAATACCGCCACCCATTAGCGCATTCTGACTTTCGACCGATAGGTTATAGATACCTATTTCCGCAACATTGGGCTCTTTCGATATCGTCTTGACTGCCTTGAAATTGAGAGCAAGCCCTATCTCATTCGTGGTTTGCTTCCAAATATATTGGTCACCACCCTCTTGCTGAAACATCAAGCTATAGGTTCTGTTAAGATATGTCATCGGCAACACTCAGATAGAATGGTCCAGTTTTATCACCGAAATCCTCGAAAGTGGGATCTTTACCAAGACCGTTTACATCGAGAATGATCATATCACCAGTCTTAGGCGTGGTCGTAAGAGCGAAGCGGCCAAACATTGGCGGGACGTTTGTCAGGCATGCTAGACCATATAGAATAGGCTCGTTATCCACAGTTAAAAGATCTGCATACCAAGTGTCACATCGGCTATTCCAGTGAAAGCGGAGGTTATATTTTTCCTCATCGAAAAATACCTGCACTTGGTAAAACGTATCATCGGCAATTGGTATATCTATGGATGAAAGAATCATTTAATACCCCCTGCCTTTAACTCATTTGCTCGTTTTAAAATCTCATTCATGGCTTTGCTGGTATCGTTATTTTTTTGAGCACTCGATGCCTTAGTCCCTGCATTGATATCGGCATTACCCTTATCAGTTACAGTTGGAATTTCGCTAGGAATATAAGTCGAAATGCTGGTCTTGTTTTTGATGCCTGGAATAAGCCTGATTTCCCGCAATACCATCGAAATCGGAATGGCTTTGCCTATATCCTTGTTACGACTAACTGAGAATGATTCGATGACAAATGGCACTGGTTGCCTATTGAAACCAGTTCCCTTGTAATAGCCAGCCTGCTGAAATTTAGTCCGAACTAGAAATGGCTGACCAGTTTCAGCCCACTTAGTCAACTTATCGTAAGCAGCCTGACTCTTGGACTGAAAGCCTGCAAGCTGTCCTAGAGGACTATTTTGCAAATTCTGCCCGATATCCAGATAACTTAAGGAAGTATCGGATATGACACCGTTCACAGATAGAGTAAAGGCTAGCTGATTCGCATGCTCGGCAAAGCTTCCACCTGACTCCAGAGGATAGTTCGTCACCGATATCGACCTTTGCTCATTATCGCTAACGACGGCATCCATCTCGAAAAGTTCCTTGCTTAATTCCTCCAGTGTCCCTTTCGTTGGGACATACTTAAGCGGAGTTATGCTAAAGTAACGGCTTCCGAAAATGAGGTTTTTGAGCGATTGAAGTGCCATATTATTCCCTCACCTATGCGAGCACATTGGTTCTGAAGCGTGGCATGGCGTTTTTCAGATGCCGCTGCAATGCCTCTGCCGACTCACTCGTGAATATTTTCACATCTTGATTGATGTTAGTAGTGCTACCGCCAAGGCCACTGGTTCCTTGGGGCGAACTACTAGAGCCCTGGGGAACGATACCCTCAGCCTTTGCAGGTTCTGCCATTCTCGACTTTAGGTATTGATCGTAGGGTATCGACATAGGGCCGCCAGTCACGCTGCTATAAATATACTCACCTGCTATGCCAAGCCTCGTAGCGCTCTCTATGATGCCCTTGATCGGTATTATCGTATTCCAAAGACCTTTCAAAATTCCTTCACCAATAGCAGCGCCAATCTCAAGCCCAATTTTAGCGGTAACAGCGATGAACTCAGGGTTGGTCATGAAGTCAACAAGCAGCTTCAGGACGAGGGCTAGAACCTGTTTTAGAGACTCAAGCAGCCTATCCCAAACAGAGCCACCTGTGTTCCATCCAAGCTTGCCGAATACCGAGTCCTCGCCTTGAAGGAACCAGAAGAAGTTAAGGAGCCATGCGCCAGCTTCGACTAGTACATCAGCTATTCCCTTACCAAAGTCCTGCAAAGCTTGAGAACCAACAAAGCTTCCCAAAAACGCATTGAGTTCAATCAGCGCAGGGCGAAGCATATCGACTATCGGCTTGCCTATCGTCTCAAGCACATCACCCCATGTTTTTTGCATCTGGTGGAGAGCGCCAGAGAATGTCGATATTTCTGCTAGAGCAGCACCGCCAAATGCTTTCCTGATATAATTGACGGCTGCGCCTGCTTTTAACTGTTCCTCGGTAAGATCGGCTAACTCAGGCAAAAGTCTAGCAAGGGCTCCAGCCGAACCATGAAAGGACTTTGCAATGCCTATCACAGCCTCTTCGAGACTCGATCCCTTGGCTGTGGCGAGGTCGGCTGCTGTCGTAAAATACTCTTTAATCTGATCGGTGCTCATACCAAGGCTTAGACCCATAGCCTCGGCTGCTCTTATTTCGTCATCAGTGAACTTCGTTACAAGTGCGAGCGAGCCAGCGAAATCATCTAGGTCTTTGGTGACTGTATTGGTATCAAGACCTGCTCGCCTGACAGCATCCGTTAGTTTTGCAAGTGATAACTCAGCCTCGGCTGCTTCACCTATTACGTTTTGGACTAGGGATATGCCTAGCTGTGTCAGTTCTCGTGCCAGGAACGTAACTGCATTCGCGGCTAAATTACCAGCAAACGAAGCCAGCGAAGCCATTGCAAGCGATGCACCGTCTGATTTTTTACCCGCTTTCTCGGCCTCGTCACCAACCTTATCAAAGGCGTTGGAAATATTTTCCAGCATAGCCTTAGCCTGCTGGCCGCCCTCGATATTGATCGTAAAGACTAGGTTCTCAAGATCTTTTGACACGCGCTGCCTCCGCTTCCATTCGATCTATCTCGGCCATGTGATCCTGCATATCCAGGATTTCGTGCATATCGAGTAGGTCGTCAACATTCATCTGATACAATTCAGTGAAACGACAAAGGCCAGCGATAACTGGCCTCCACAAAAATAAGTCAACTTTGCTTTCGGTTATATTGTACTTACTCGCACCATTTACTGACCTGTTTTTGCTGAAGCGTTTTGTAGTCCCCTCATGACCGGAGAAAAAAAACCCCCAAAATTATAGCGCACGGCCTCGGTGATCACTAAAACAGTGAAGCCATAGTCTGCTAGATTTTCATTAGACCATTTTTTGCCATCGACTAAAACATCAGCCGTTAGCAGTCTAATCAAATTAAGCAGGTCATCCTCACTGGTCGTAGCCATCACCTTTGCAATGCCTTCGCCTAGCTCTTTCTTTGCCAAGCTATCAATCATAGGTCCGACAACCTTTGCAAGCCGATGAATGGTTCGCCATCCATCGACCGCATTCATTTTGCCAAACGCTACTTCATGACCTTCGATCTGTTTCGTATGCAATTGATTCACGCATCACCCTTATGGAGCATAGTTAGCGCCAGACTGTGTCTGACCACCGAGGAAAATCTCGATGTTGTCGGTCATGATCACCCATGCCCGATCTTGATGAGTTTTTGCAAAGGTAATATCTGGCACCTTTGAAATGAAAGCAGTAGGCGCAGTCATGATTGTATTGCCGAAGTTATCTTTGATCAGCAGAGGGAAAACCCCCAGCGAGCTAAGACGATCAGCAGTGGCAATCTTGGATAGATCATCGTTCGATGGGCTACCCTGCTGAAGTGTGATCGTAATGGTTGCCGAGTTATCGTTACTCTTGACGCGAGTAGCTTCACCATCGGCACCTACGATCATACTGAAAGCATCAGTAGCGCGAGCAATTGAAATCATGGTTTCTGAGAAACCCTTGATTATGTAAGGACCAACTATCACCGAGAGCTGTTTAGGGTCGAATGTCCATAATGCCATATTGATTCACCTTTCATGATTAGACGACTACGGTTCCCTTGATCATTACACGCTGGATTGCACCGGCTGTATAGGCTACGAACGTGACATTCTGAAGCAGACGAGCTGCCTTGTCAGTTGCCGGAACATTGCGAGCCTTTGGAGCATCGACCACTGGAGCCGGATCTGGAGCCAGATAGCCCTCGGCAACACTCGTTCCTAGTCGTCCGTAAATGGTATTGACGATGATATTGATACCATCATCCGTGTAAGGAACTTTTTCTGCTGCTACGAGAACAGCAAAAACATCCTCTTCCATCCGTGCCTCAAGGTATAGAGCACCGATGTAAGTGTCGATGAAGCCACTTGTCGAGCCATTGTAAACCGTACCGTTGTAAGTGATCTTGCGACCGCCAACCTCTGGGTACCAGTTGACTCCCTTGCTTCGGAAAGTCGTTTCCTCGGCAACGGTAAGGCCGGTCGTAGCCTGAACGCCTTCAAGCTCTTTAAATGCTGCTGTGTAAGAGCCAGGGGTTCTCGCAAGAATAGTCGAAGCCGCTGCAACGTCGATATAGTCCACTGGGCTTGTCGAGCTGTACCAGACCGATGACCAATTGCTTGTCGCAGTTGGGAAAGCGTTCTTGGCAGCAAGTCTGAAAAATCCGTATTTCTTATTCGCAGCCACCCAAGGAAAGACATCATCAATTGCAGCAACGGCATCATGCTCCATGACGAGCCCGAACCAACTGTTATTCAACTTAGCAATCTGGGTAAGATCGGCTGATGGTGCAGCTACGTTGGCGCCAGTTCCGTTGGCAACATAGACCTTTGGAACGCGAGGACTTTGGGCAAAGGCTGCTGTGAGCATCTTTTGCACAGGTGAATCTGTCACGATATCCGTATCAGCTAGAGCCTGCGTCAAGCTTGTATACTCCTTGACTTGATATGCTCCGCTTGTTGTCCATCCAGCGCCAAAGCTTGTGGCTTTGCCAAGGATTAAAAGGCTATTGAAGCCCTGCCTGGAAATGGCGCTGGTACTTACTTTCACTTCTACATCGACAATATCAACTATCTGGACCATGCCTGACTCCCATCATGGTTTGTTTATCCAAAGTATCGGATCGACTTTATCAAAGTAGCCAACACCATCTATATCGCTACCGTCTTGCAGAGCTATCGAAAGAACGAGTTCCATTTCGGCTCGTGGCTCGTAGCTATTCTCGACTATTTCAGAGCTTAGAACAACCTCACCTTGTCGCATGATTGCGATGGAATTGTTAAGACTCATCGTCTCGCGCACGGTTAGCTTTTCAAAGCCCGAAGCGCAGCGTGCGCCTTCAATGTAAGCTTCGCTGCCAAACCAATGAAGTCTGACATTCAGCTCCCTAAATCCATATTGCCGATATGCTCCAGGATTGGAAGCATCCCATGCGCTTTCGAGTGTAAACCAATCATTGATAACTGGTCCCCATGATACAAACTCGATTGCTGTGTAAGGCAAACGAGGACGAGGCGCATCAGGATACCAGTAAATGACCTCGGTATTGCTACCGGCTGCTATTACGCCTTGGCGTATTGCGTATTGAATTTCTGCCCATTTTTTCATTTTTTGATCTCCCTCACACTATAGCCGATAGACCGCCTCAATTGCCCTGTGTCTACCAATGGTGTGCCGGAGCGATGTTTTAAGGGCTTCCAATTATTGTTTGTAAAGGTTAGGCGCACGTCTCGCTGCATGAGAGCGCCATATTTTAAAAGGGCTTGACGGTAGGTCTGTTCGTCCACAGAATTTTGGACCAGCTTTATAAAAGCCTCGGTCCAGTCATTTCGTTTTCGCTTGTACGTGGAAATTAGAAACGATCTTTTAGGAATCTTTCGAGTGCCGAACTCATGAAAGCTACCGACTTCTGCAACTGTCAAAGGTCTTGCGTTTCTGCCTCTTGGCTTACGCTTTGCGCCACGCTCTGAGTGCGATGGTTTTTTTTTGTCGGTTCCCTTTACCGTTGTCCCATCTGGGTCGCTCATAATACCGACTCGGATTTCAAACGGACGGCCAACGAGCGTTTTTAGAAACGCTTCGTTAACTTTGTTTTTTGTCCGCTTGACACCCATTACCAGCCTCGCACCAATTTATTTAAAGCCTCATCGGTAAGGATCACCAGCGCCTCATCGGTCAGATACTGCGCATCAATGTAATTCGGCATATTCGATGGTGGGAACGGTAGCATATTTTGCCCAACCAGCGTTACCCGATAGTGAGGCATCAAATAGTTCCATCGTTCCCAAGCAGTCATGAACCAAAGCTTACCCCTAATTTCAAAAAACACGCTATCCTGACCGCCAGCTTGGATGAGCTGAATAGTATCCTCGTTCGTAAAGAGAACGAGATTTTCTATGTCCTGCGTGCCTTCACCATTGAATTGGCGAAGATTAGAGGCTGGGTTCTGGACCGATGCCGTGATGTTTTTTTCTTGCAGCGTTCCATATTCCCAGCGACCGGAAAAATACTGGCAGTTCTGAAACCATTTCATTGTAACGGTTTCCTGACACCACGACGGTATTATCCAGTGCAGCATTATCAACTCCCAGCATCGGCCTTGGTATCGTCAGGTAAACGCTTATAAGGCCCAATCGACCCAAGCTTTTCCTGAGCTTTTAAAAGACATTCCAATTCGCTATCACCCTCGAAAACTTCAGGCGTCAGAACTGTAACGCCAGCAACATAGTCAAATCCGTTGACTTCATACTTCATGGGTTAGTACCTCCACCGCTCCAGGTTTTCGCACCGATATCATGCTTTTCGCTAGGCTTATCCTTGTTTTTGATTTCGGTGGCAACACCATCAAGGTGCCAGCTACGATTCAAAGCGGCCTCGTAATCGAGTGCCCAAAACTCATAGCCACGAACGACAGTCTGGCCGTCAACTATCTCTTTCGTTTTAATTGACCAATTAGACATAAAAACTCCTTTAAGGATAACTAGGACAGTGGAGCTTCACTGGTGGACAGCAAAAGAGTTCCCCCGTCACCGAGGGAACCGACTTGAACGACTTAAGAAGCAGCAACCACTGCTTCCCAAAGTTTGTTAGCATCAGCCAATCGGTAGGTATTCCAATCGAAGCAGAGCTAGCAGAGCTGCTGCTATGTCCGAAGCTCCGTGATACGTTACCCACTGTCTCACTCGTCACAGGTCCAGCCACAGTATTATCTATGCCTGGAACCAAACCACCAGATGAACCAGCCTGGGCTGCCGAAACACCCCAGAGCTGATAATAATGACCCATGAGCAAGGCTATCCCAAGCTTGTACTTCTCGTAAGGCCAAACAGACGAGTTCATGAAAGTGCTAGCGAGTTCTCGAACGATGGGAAACTCATTCGCATCGCTAGTCCTTGCAGTAAACAAATAGTTCGTTACCACATCGACATAAGCTGGAGTCACATCATCGAGAGCACTCATAAGAACCTCAAGAAATCGTTATTGTTTGACTGCCTTCTGGTACCTTTTTCATTTCCTTAAGCTGCTTATCTATCGCATTGCGAAGCGGTCGAGGCGCATCATCAAGCCATGATTCGAGCAATTGGATATTGTAGGTTTTAGCTACAACAGCAGCCGAAAGCTTTTCCTCATGGAACTTGATATCTCCGTACTCGACAAGTTCCTCAAGACCAGCCCAGTAGCCATTCTTTTCCAAGTCGGCTTTCTGAGCATCGGTCACGCGATTGATGCCAGGATACAAAAGAATACCACCACAATAGACAGCACGAGCTTGAGTGTTTTCTACAAACATTTAGATTCCGTTAGCTTGTGCCACGGACTTCGGAGCCCAAAGCACCACGCCAGCGGTCCGTCCATGACAAGGAAATTCATACATCAAAGCTTTCTCTTGAGCTGGCAAGACTTCAAAGTCTTGAGCAACTTCAAGGGTTACTTTGTCTGGGTTACGATCATAAGCGATCATGACATCGGTTGCCGAAGCGCCAGCACCCTTGAGCTGATAGACAGGGATAACTGCTGTCAGGAATGGGTTAGATGCCAAGACGAACTCAAGGATGGTTACATCAGAAGTCGCTGCGCGTGGAGTCGTTGCGATCTTTGTATACTGTGCCTCTGGAAGAAGCAAAGTATTAGGCGTTTCGACACCATTACTGGCGGTTCGGATCGCTGCGATTGTGTCCGCGATATCCTTGATAATCTCGTCAGGAGTCTTCGTAGACCAAGCTTTCGACCCACCAGATGCACCATTGGCTAGGGTTACGCTGTTGGTGTTAGGGTTGTTTACGAAGCCAGGAATGGCAAGGTTAGTATCACCGAGCAACGCCAGATCATTTTCCTTTTGCAGATAAGCATAACGGGCTACGTTAGCTAAACGCTGCTCAAGGCCGATACCTGCTGCACGGGCTGCGCGGATATCCTGCACCGAGTAACCAAACGCCACACCGATAGCATAGATCTTACGAGTGTCAGTTCCAGAACGGAACAATGCCACGTTGGGCAGATCGTTTGCATAGTAGTTAATGATCTTAGCAGAGCCAACTTGATCATAGTTATGCACCACGATGTAAGCGGCTGCTGGGTTCGACGAATAGCTTACAGGGAACAGGCGGCGAGCGAGCAATTCTGGGTACTTCTGGTCCATCATTCGAGACTTTACGTACTCGATTTCCGAGCACAAAAACATGGACAGATCAGCGTCGAGGTTCACAAATTGTCTAAATGCCGTCATAGCTATATCTCCAAAATTTTAATTTTTTATTCCCAGATCAGTTCAAGACAAACGATTGCATCGGCAGCACCGGCAGTAACAAACTTGCCTTTAACATCAACATTGCTGGTCGATGTTTTGCCGAACTTACCGCTTGCGATAACGTAGTAAGCTGGATCGTCGATAGCGACTGCTTCGGCAGCTTGAACGTAAACGCGGCCATAACGCATAACTGGTGCGCATTCACCCTTAGCGTATGTGGCTGCTACTGGTCCACAGAGACATGAGCATCCGTAATAGGTAGCGATGACGACGCCTGCTGACTTATCAGAACCAGCGGCAACCTTCACTACATTGCCATTCGCATCCCATTTTACCACTTGTCCTGGGCTAACTCCGTTCGTCTCCGCAACCATGCAGCTATCAATTTGCCGAAGGGCAAACTGTTGAGCGAGCATCCCAGAGACACCAATTGCCATTGCTGAACCATAAGTAGTCTGAGCCATACCAATTACTCCTATCGTTTATTAAGCTTTGTAAGCGTTGCGTGCTTCTTCCTGCATTTTAGCGCGAGCCTTGGCATAAACTGTTTGCCAAGAATCTTCGGCGCTATCACCAACCACCGCTTTGGACATTGCAGTCTCGACTCGTCGTGGCTGCGCAGGTCGCAAAGCATCCTCGCACGCGATTTCAAACCGAGCGGCTACATATTCATCGGAGCGGCCAGACAAGTCCAACTCAGGTCGGATTGTCTTGATCACCTGCTCCATGATTTCTCGCTCACTGGAATCACTGAGGACCACTTTAGGTCCAAGGATTTGTTGAGCCTTGATTTCCAGACCAACCCGTTTTTTCACGGCTGATGCAAATGAATCAGCGTCGTGGAATTGGGCGACCTTGAGTTTTTCCGAGAGTTCATCACGCTCGGCCTTTAAGCGCTCGTGTGCATCTCTAAGTGTTTTTAGTTCTTCTGCGTCCGTGTTCACTACTGGCTGATCCATTGCTTGTTCCTCAAAGTTTGATATCCCATCACAAAGCGCATGGAGTTCTGCTTGTGAGTCTTTGAGGATTCTACAAGCCGGACCACCGCGAGCCTTATCGACTAGGGATAAGTGGTTATAGCGAATTTGTCTTTGGACCGCATCATAAGGTTGCCCGTTATACACGCCTGGAGTTTCATCAAGCAGGCAAGTATAGCCAAGGCTGATTTCCCGCTTCTGCCCAGTTTGAATCTGGTCAATAGTCTTGCGATCAAAGAAAACTACTTTGGTCCTGATATAGTCTGGACTTTCGTTCGTAGCATCGTCAAGCTGAATACGCATCGGAGTATCTGCCTGCCAGCCAACTATCCAATCCTTAGCGTTATCAGAATTGAGAAGGTTAACGGGCGGGTGATCGTTGGTTGCAGGAAGTCCATGAAGCGATGCCATCGTCTCATCGGCAAACACTTCATCAGGATGCCTGAGCTGCCTTTGGAGTTTCACCGTTCCATCTGGAGCCATATCGAAGTAGGTGAAAATTCCAGTTCGTGTGAGGTTTGCCTCGACAGGCAGAAAGCCATTAGGCAGAAGCTTTGCGCTTCCATCACCTAAGACTGCGTAGTCATGTCTTACAATTTGCTTCATGCTTCCCCTCATGTCGCTGGAGTATCGCTATCCGGTTCTGGCAGCGGCTCTGGTACTTCCTCGATCTTATCGACAGCACCAAGGTCACTCAAAGCCATTGCTCTTGCCTGACCCTCGTTCGGAGCTTCGTACTCCTTGGTGGTATACATATTGATGATTTTGTAAGCGCGATAAATTGGCATTTTATTCACCGTTCATGTCTGGCCTAAGACCCTTCATGATCTTGGCTCGGTATTCTTTACGAGCTTTGCGAGCGGCTTTTCTAGCTTGAGAATAAGCAATCGCTGCTGCTTGTTCCTTGGGCCTGCCCTCTCTGATGAGCTTCGCTATGTTTTCACTTATGGTTTCCTGGCTGTAACCGAGTGATAGTGGCATATAAACCCTCAAAAGTCTATTCCCTGAATCAAGTTAACCGCGACACATCGGCAGTTCCAAGGTTGTCCAGGGTAGGTTGGGGCTCCACCGTTATAGCTTGGGTCACTCGCTTGCGGAATCACCCTGCCTTTCACATAGGAGCTTTTGCCGTATTGTATCGAGGTTGGTGCCTTAGTGCTAGGGTTCCAAGCAAAAACTTTCTGATTCAAACTTCGATGCGTTGGCCTAACCCTTTCGTCCTCGGCTGTCTGCCACATATAGATTTCAATACCGGCTTCGGCTGACTGCCGCTTATCGTATTCTCCGATGACTGTGGACGTAGCGTTACGAGCTATGAACTTGGCCTTGTTCAGCACCTTTCGCGCCTCGCTATCCTTTGGAGCATCCCGAACGATTGCTTCCCCTGACTTGGGGTTTGACGTTCCTAAAACAGCCTTAGCGATACTTTCCCACCGTTCCCCTGCTGATACTCCATTGAGAACACGCGAAGCGATAGCGGTGCCTGTCCCTGCTTCCTGCTGGACAAATAGGTCAAGACCAGTTTGATTCGCCATCCTCGTCTGAATTGCTGCTAGGTCTTGCGACATTCCAGCCGACATACCAGCTACAAGACCTTTCGATGCCTCGATTGCGCCCGTGAGGTTTTTCTGATTAGCCGCCACAGTTATTTGCTGGAGTAGGGTTTTTTCAAAATTCTTCTGGCTCTTTAAGCGTATGTTTTGAAATGTTTCCATGCTCGTTTTTTGCAGCTTACCAAGGTTGAACTGCGACTGCATTGCTCCGGTAATTTGCTGAAGTAGCTGACGAAGCCTATTCTGATCAGCCTCACTTGCATCAAGCGTCGTTCCAGGAACAAGAGTTTTCAGATATGGCAATACCTGCTCGATGAAAAGCTGAAAGTAAAGCTTGTAAGCTTCCTTTGACTCGCGTTCCATTCGGGCAAAGTCGATATCATACCGCTTTTGAATATCCGATGTTTTAACGGATGATGACTTCCTCTTCGCCATTTATCAGACCCTCGGCTAAAATATTTTTTCCCTCTTGTTCGAGTGTATCGTCTGGTTCGTCTGGGGTTTCGGTTCGTTCCTCTAAATCCTCGAACTCGGTTGACTCGAGCATTTCATGCTCTATTGTCGTTTCAAAGCTATACTCGCCACTGCCAAAGCGAGACTTTCTTACGGTCAATGGATCGTAGACGCCTTTGTCAATATAGACCGCATCAATATCAGCTTGGACTTTTCGCGTAGCAATCTTGGTCGCTTCATCCGTTTGGTAAAGCGGCCTGAAAACGAAAGTAAACCCCTCTGGCATGATAGGCGCATCGTCTTGCAGGAAAAACAGTTGATGCAGGTAATCCAAAGGTCCGCGCAAATTCTGCTCTTGAGCGGCTTTGACCATATCGTAATAGTCGTTTAGCTCACTGCGTCCTGTGGCACCGAGGCCAGAGGGTGATTCTCCAAGCAGGCGTGTATGTGGAATGCCTGAACCAGAGACGAGGCGATCAGTCGTCATTCGTAAGAGTTCAGCAAGGCCACCGACCGATGCCCCAACGGTGCTAAAGTCATCCTGCTTATCGAGGATAACCGCACGGGCAACCGAGCGAGAAAGGTTCACAGTCTCGATTTTTTTCATCACCAATTGGTCCTGATCCATCGCAAGAGCTTCGGCTAAGCCCTCAACCTTGAAAACAGGCTGATTGAAGTCGGTCATAATTGTAGCAACAGAGTCATAGCTGGTTGAATAGTTTCGTATGGACTTATAAAGCTTCGCATAGATACTATCGTGCCAATATCCATTTTGAGCGTAAAGACGCATTGGCAATCTCTGTCCATCAAACCGAAGCACGCGGGAGTAGTGGATACGCAGGATGGTTTCGTCGTTCCAAGCACCAGAACCGACACGAAAATTATAATAGGCTGGCTTCCCGAAGTCGGGATCATCGAGGTTCGTTATGATATCGGATTGATCAACATGAAATTGCCAACGGTCAAATACTACTAATGAGTTTACACGTCTCATGCTGTTAAGATCAAGTGGTTCTGACGCATCCTTTCCATCATCGCAAGATAGATAGATCAGGCTTCCACCATAGACCCGCGCAAGTGTCCATGCCCATGATATCTGCTTCCAAGCGTGCAGGCGGTCGAACTCTTTCTCTAAAAACTTGGTAATATCGCCACTATTATCGGACGGGATAATCCAATCAATACCTTCGCGTGTTCCATCGTCTGGCACTATCGAGGCAATCTTTGATCCGATATCGTCGGCTGCAAAGATCGACTCGGCATTTCCTTTATCCAATCCAACCCACATCGGTCGAGCGTAGGATTGCTTATCAAGGTTAGTTCCAATGCCAGATAGCACATTGGCCCATCCATCTGTAACAGTGCGTTTTATGCTTTTAAGTTTTTTTTTCATAAACGAGCCATAGCCTCCAGTCGTCGTGAACCTGATAATTTGTTAAAGTGCTGTAATCCCTGGCTGATAGCGTCAACTATATCATCATTGGCTCCATTTGGAAACGATTGCAGTTCATGGATAACCTCTTTAGTCCAAGGCGCAAAGCTTGGGAAGTGAACATTTCCAGCTTCAAATAATGGCGCCACAACATGTAGCCGCTCATCTTTACCAGAGGATGGCCTAACTGGTATGACTCTTGATATCTGTGATTTCAACATAGAAATAACGGCTGGACCGTTTGCTTTGTCCTCTATGAGTATAGAGGTATCTGGGTACTTCTTAGTCATAGACCTAATAGCTTCCATCGTTTGAACGATATCAGCTTTCTTTCGATAGCAGTCAACTATATAGAAATCAGCGCCATGCTTGGCTATCACAATGCCTACTACATAGCTTGTTCCAGTTTCTTTAAAGGTTAAATCCCAGCTTTGAATCAGATCATGTGCTCGTTTGGATGCTATATCGAAAGGCAGACTGGAATAGTATTTGAGCCAAGCTTCTTTGACTATATTCCCGCCCTCAATCGTCGGCGATTGCTGGTATAGAGCTGACCAAACCTTTTCGCCAACTGACTTGCGAACGGTTTCCAGGTATTCAATATCGCCCTTGAACTCAGGCCATAGAGGATCGCCCTCACGTCTTTTATCCGCTGGATGCTTGAATGGGTTATGTTCAACACCAATCGCAGGAATGGATATCACTTCCCATTGAGTTGCTTTTGGATCTCTTTGGGCCTCGGCAAGTAGATAGCCAGCAAGGTCTGCTTCATGCCAGCGAGTGTGCATGAGGATGATATGGCCGTTTAATGTGAGTCTTGTTTGCGCGACTGAGTTATACCAGTCGATTACCCTTGCCCTGGTTGTTTGGGAATAGGCTTGCTGTAGGTCTTTGAAAGGGTCGTCAATGATGAATATATCGGCTGACTTTCCAGTAGTTGAGCCGCCAACGCCGACACTGAACATTGAACCTCTAGCGTCAATGACCTCGAAATGATTCGCGGTTCTCTTATATCCACCACTTTTAACTATATTTTTATGCGATATGCTTGTGCCAGGAAAAATATCCTCATAAGCATCCGAGCAAAGTATCCTCTGAACATCTCGACAGAAGCCCATTGCTAGGTCGGCTGAGTATGATGCAAGGATGATGCGTAGATCTGGGTTTATGCCCAGCATCCAGGCTGGGAGCGTCCTCGATACAATTTCACTTTTACCAGTCTGAGGCGGCATGAATATCATGATGCGCTTTTGCTTTTCGTAGGGCAGTCGTGAAAGCCTTTCACAGATGACTCGATGATGCCAGTTGATTGTGTAATACTTATTTATATAGGTAGCAAAGGCTAATAGGTTATCTCTAGCCAATCCCTTGAGATCATCAAATAAGGCTTCGTAGATTTCCATCTCTAGTTTTTTTCTCTTACTTCCCATCTTCCATCTCGGCTAGTTCTTGTATAAGTCTTTGATACTTTGCAATGAACGCCATTCGTTCCTCTGGCATCATTTGCTTGATGGCTTCTTTCCTGCTATTCGATTCAGACTCAATGATATTTTCTTTCTTTGCATAGTAATCTGGGAAGCGTCTACCCATCATGAACATGATCATACCTGGGTGAGCATCTTTATATAAACTCCTTGGTTTTCCTGTAGATTCGTCGATTGTTCTATTCTGCCCAGTTGCAACAACCGTTGCTAATCTTTCCCACCAAGCCTGCGATGCCTCCTTTGCAGTTTTGACAGCTAGGCCAAACTCTGGGTACTGTTGCATCCAGTGGAACACGGTATCCCGCCCCACTTTTATCTGTGTGCAAAACGCAGCTAAGGAGTAACCAAGAGACATAACCTCGATGACTTTCTCACAGTATTCCGGCTTATACTTTGATGGCCTCCCTACTGGAGCGCCTTTTTTCGGTGGTCTTTTTGTTGGCATTAAATTACTCCTAAGCTAATAGCCAAACGTCAGAGGGAACTATGAAACTAGAGATGGTTGAGATTGATGAGCTTGTCTTTGATCCGAATAATGCCAGACTTCACAATGAGAAAAACTTGCGAGCTATCAAAGGAAGCCTAGCTAAATTTGGTCAGCAGAAGCCGATTGTCATCAATCATAATAACGTAGTTATAGCAGGAAATGGTACTCTGCAAGCTGCTAAAGAACTTGGCTGGAGTAAGCTTTCCGTTGTACGCACTGATCTGTCCGGCTTTGAAGCTGCTGCGTTTGCATTAGCAGATAACAGGACCGCGGAGCTGGCAACATGGGACGAGGAAATTTTAGGTAAGACTTTACAGGCTTTGCGAGAGGAAAGCTTTGAGATTGAAGAGATTGGCTTTGAACCAATTGATATGGAATGGAATGCTGACCTTGATAGGATGGAAGACCTTGATAGTGAGATGACCGGTCTTGATGAGGCAACCATAAAGATCAAATGCCACAAGGATGATAAGGACGATGTGCAGAGGGCTTTGAAAAAAGCCATAAACGACCTAAATATTGCTGGTGTTACCATTGGATGAGATGAAGCTAAATCTACTTGTCGCCTACCCATACTTCACAAAGGAAGTTGCTGCGGCAATTAAACGCAGAGAGTCAGAAACCAGGTTATTCGTTGACTCTGGGGCCTTTACGGCCTGGAAAGCTGGAAAGCCGATTGCCCTGGATGACTACTGCCGTTTCCTCGAAAGCCTGCCGATAACCCCTTGGCGTTATTTTGCTCTCGATATCGTCGGCGATCCGCATGGCTCGATGCGGAACTACGAGCTGATGCTAAAGCGAGGGTTCAAGCCTGTCCCTGTGTTCACCCGCGGCGAAGACCCATCAGTATTCGATGACTACTACAAAACGACCGACCTAGTCGGCATTGGTGGATTGGTTCAAACCCCAAAAGCGATCAACTTCGTCAAGGGTGTCATGCAGAAGACGAGGGGCAGGAATGTTCATCTGCTCGGTTTCGGTAATGCCGATGCTATTGCATGGGCAAAGCCATACTCATTTGATAGCTCATCTTGGTCATCGGGAGTGCGGTTCGGGGCCATCCATCTTTATGATCGTAATGGCGTATGGCTTAAGAAGTTCACCTACGATGACCTTCCGCGCCTATCTGAAAACCATAAGCGCGTCCTGGCTATTCATGGCTGCGACCCATCTCAGCTTGCCGATAGAGAGCAGTGGAAAAACGCTGGAGACAATAAGCGATGGCTTCAGATCATTCCTGCCAGGGCCTGGGTCCGATATATGATCGACATTCGGCTGAAGCTTAAGAGTCATTTTTTCCTCGCTGTAACAAGCGAGCATCAAGCTAATCACATGATCAACGCATGGGACTATTGGAGGCCAAAGAAATGAAGGAAGCAGTTGTTCTGTTATCTGGTGGTATGGACTCGGCAGTTGCCCTAGCTCAGATGGTAGCAAATCATGGCAGCGAGAATGTCATGGCTGTATCATTTGACTATGGCAGCAAGCATAATGACCGAGAATATCGGGCTGCTGAGCATATTTCGTCTTTCTATGACGTTCTGCATCGCCGCATCAAACTTGACATGGTCAAGGAACTCTTCGTCTCGGACCTTTTGAAATCAAGCAAAGAGCCAATTCCAGAGGGTCACTACACCGACGCTTCGATGAAGAGCACCGTTGTTCCTTTCAGGAATGGCATCATGCTTTCGATAGCGGCAGGCTTGGCTGAAAGTTTTGAAGCGAGCCGAGTGGTGATTGCGAATCATGCCGGTGATCATGCGATCTACCCCGATTGCCGCCCAGCCTTTACTCATGATATGGGGCAGGCGATCTATCAAGGAACAGATGGCAAAGTCTCGCTCATCGCTCCATTTTTCTCGATGAACAAGACCGATATTTGCAGGCTTGGGGCTCAGCTTCAAGTTCCCCTGGCCTATACCTATTCATGCTACAATGGCCGAGAGCTTCATTGCGGGAAATGCGGAACCTGCTTTGAACGTAAGGAAGCTTTCA